CCTTCTTTTTTCTGCATTAAATAATAATAATCATTATAACCACTGACCTCTAGGGTCTAATATGCCGACCGTAACGATCAGTATGTCAGAAGGAGCTTACGAAATCTACCGAAAATGGAGCAAAGGATACCGCTCCAACCGCACATCTGCTGCAATTATGCAGTGGGATGCGTTGAAAGATGTCAAATGGACGGTGGAAGAATGAATCGAGTCTGTGAAAGATGCGGCGGTAAAGCCGTTTATCGAATGCTAATTGGCTCATGCATATTGTGTGATGAATGTTCTCATCTATTTACTACGCTAATGAGGGATGTTGAATGATACTCGCAGAATGCTGCAATTGTGGTGGATCCTTTGAAGTCCCAACACGCTTGGCACAAATCTATGTCATGCAACATCGAATACCTTGCAGAGGTTGTGCAAATCCCGAAGGTGGCGAGGAAGAATGAATCGAATCTGTGAAACATGCCTAAAGGAAAAATCAGAGATAGAAGGGACCTTTCAACAAGTCTGCACCACCCCTGAGTGCATCGTGATGATGATTCAAATGTTATTGAAGGTCTGAAGTTCACTGAGGACCTTCAGCAATGCGCTGTTCATCAGTCTTCCAGCGTTCACTTAGATCCATCATGCGCCCTGCTCCCTGAAGGATTACCTGTTTGGCCCAATATCCACCAGTGAACATCCCTCCAATGGTTCTACCAGTACTCCAAGCTTGATTGACATCATCCCATAATGGGATTTCAGTGAAGGGGGTGCCGATGTTCTCATCTAGTGCCCGATCTAGATCGGTGTAATAGCTAGTGTGCGAGGGAACTCGAGTTCGAGTGTATCCTTCGCTAAAGATCGGAATAGACCAAGTAGAAAAGTCCCAAGAAGTAGAAGGCTTCCATTTCGGTTTAGAACCTGGTACTTTTGTAGGTGGAGGATCGGCTGGTAGATCCATTGGTAATGGATCGACAAAGGCATCAGGAGTTTTTCGAATCCAAGTATTGAAAGGATGTTCCCATGCATCAACCCAAAAGGACCAACGGATCATTCAATCATCCGCCGTGCCTAATTCATACGATCTCTTTTGTCGCATCAAGAAGGTCAGGTCGCTTTCCTTACCTATTGTAGCTGACACAATATATCGCGATGCAGGGATGACAATGAAGGTCGATGGATCAATAGCGAACTGACCAAGAGGGATTACTATGCGAGTACACCACAACTTGCCAGCGGTAGTTGGTGAACCTGAACCGAATTGAGTTTCATTGAGTAAGGTTAGATTGCCTTGAGTGGTTGTCCAGACAGTTGAATCATGACCGAACATTCTCATGCGTCCGAAAATGATTTGCTGAAACTCTAATGGTCCTTTACTAAAGCCGGGCGCGGTTTCAATAGACCACATATTTGTTACAATGTCATAGAACTTTGTAGATGCATCAAATCTTTCTTCGGTGATCATGTCTAATACTATTGCACCTGTTCTTACACTAGCTACATCCTCAACGATTCTAAAGGAACCTGACTCCTGCACAGAGATGGAAGAGGGGAAGGTAGTCAAGTCATCACGGTTGTAACCCCTAAGGTCGAAGTAAGTCTCAGAATAGACCCATCCTTGAATACCACCTCCCCACACCCAATTATTCTTTGATGAATCCCAGACAGCTGGGCTTACTGCTTGTTCCCACTTATAATTCTCGAATTCTTTAACTAGCAATCTGCGACCAGTTAGTGCGCCTACTGTATCTTCAGCCATCACTTACGCCTCGCTTGTTTGTGTGCCTTCTTAGAGAGTGCCCCGAAGGACATCCTTGGATGCTTTGCTTTGAGACTCTTGTATGCTGCACCGTAGCGTTTGCTATATGCGGATACCTTACGCTTTTTCTTAGCAGCTGGAGCAGGACTCCCACGCTCAGTGGTGATATCACGAACATCAGTGCGATGAGCAGCTGAATAACCAGCGGCGTATCCGCGTTCCCACTCAGACGATGACATTGATGTCACCCTCAGTTGTCGGAAGCGGTGCTTTGAATCGCTATGGCCATCCAGTCTTTTGTGCTGAGTTTAACAACTCGGCAACGGATCCTAGCAGTAATCGATACAGCAGCAGCACCAACAGCAGCGCCATCGACGCCACCAACCAGATAAAGAGTATCATTGACTACCATGAAAGCCTCAGAGAGTGCAGTAGGACCGAAGTTGTCGGGATACAAATCCGACATGTGAGAAGCGATGTTGTTGGTCTTATCGATGTTTAGTGAGCCACTTGCTATAAGGCTCTGATCGTCAGCTCTAGAAAAGAGAGTATTTGGATTCAAATCCATGAGTTGAACAGTTAAAGCACCGTTGCCAGCTACAAAGCCATCTACCGCACCTGCGTAAATTGTACCACTTTGATAGATGAAGTCGACGCTGTCGATCGCTATACATTGACCGGTGGGGACATTTACGTAAGCTCCGAGATCTACCGTGCCTTGAACACGGTTGCCATCAGCAGCAGCAGCAGCCAATTCTACGGTTTCGGTTAGGTAAAAGGATCCAGTCTTTGCGGTTGCCATAGTATCCTTAAGTAAACTCGGTGTATAAAGTACACGGATTCTATCTTGAATACGGCGAAGCCGGCTTTAATGGTCCCCCTCCAACTAATGTTCTTTCACCACCACCCCCATCGTCATTCATCACTATATCTAATCTCGGCACGAAAACCCCAATTTTCTAGGGTTCCCCCCTTCTTTTTTCTGCATTAAATAATAATAATCATTATAACCACTGACCTCTAGGGTCTAATATGCCGACCGTAACGATCAGTATGTCAGAAGGAGCTTACGAAATCTACCGAAAATGGAGCAAAGGATACCGCTCCAACC